AGAACGCTGTGAAGCGTCCTGCCGCTCTGAGTTGGCCTCGGTCTGTTAAACCTCAGCTGAGCGCCAAATGTTCACATATCGAAATTTGTGAACCTCATCAGACATCTCCTTAACGTACCCTCTCGGGCATAGCATGGAGATGTCAGGTCGTCGGAGCTTATAAGAATAATAAGCGTCCTCTCGCGTATGACTTACAGCCTTAAGATCCACAACTCTTACGAGCCTACAGATCTTAATCCGATCACGGTTTCGCCAATCGAAGTTCTGGACAAGAAAATGTCCATCATCTTCAACGACTGGTCCGTGAACTAATGGCTGTCTACTGAAAAGTCTCCTGTATTCAAGCACAACGGCGGATAGTGCAGGCTCGATCTCTTTAACGAGGCCAAGCCTTCTACCCATCCGAAATAGCCGATTGTGGAGACGAATGAAATCAGCAGGAGTCTTGCAAACATCCTTTTGGTACGCTGGAGTAACATCCTCAAGCTGGAAGAAATGCTTACCGCAAGACTCAAAGTAAAGCGAGCCTGTAGTGTATGATTTTTTCTGCATTTATGCTAAACCCCGCCCAGTTCAGTGTTTCTGAAACACGGGCGAAGTCTCGCGAATCGCATACTATATCATCACCGTACACGCTGACGACACCTTTATCACTATCAGCAGATGCCCAGCAAAGGGCATAGAAGATAAGTGACTCTAGTTCAAACGTGAACGAATTACCCATACTCGAGAATTTCGAGTTGAGGTAAGTTCGCCCTGCATAAGTAGAGCGATGTGAACGTACCCTATCGAGTAGTTCAAACCAGTCCATCGGCAACAGAAGTTTGACCAGATTGGTAGAGAGAGTGTCGCTAGCCATGCTCAGGTCTAAGGTGGTTAAACCATCGACGAGAGCACGAAAGGCGAGCATCTGATTGATCCCTTGATCGTTCAGATTCACTCCGAACCGAAGTAACCTCTCACGGATGTACTTGCCTATGCCTTGTTGAACGAAAACGTTCAATGTTGGCTCAGCACTTATCATCCGATGTATCTTCGAGTTCTTTGGCACCATAACACATCTGTTACTTCTGACTATGTTATAGTCTCGCCCCTGGAAGACGCCAAAAGCGTCGTCGTCAGGAACGAAGGCCTCATAGACAGGTATACATTTTAATGTTATGGTCGGCGTGGACAAGACTTTGTCACCGAGTGTGCTGCCCTTCTTTAGATCGAAGGTTGCACCCCCGGCGTGCCCGCATAGTGTAGCAATGCGTTTTAGATTTACCCTACCGAG